GCACCATGCTGATGCCGCTGCCCATTTTGCTTGATTGACGACCGCTGCCGCTTGAGCATGTCTGCTACGACCTGCTTCTTGTAAGCTAGTTTGTTTGAGTGGTTTGATTTCGATTAGCTCAGCAACTTGACGACCAGTTTTGTTTTGATACACTACTAAGAAGTCAGGCACATAGATTGTTTGCTTACCGGTTAGTGGGTTACGATACGGGATACGAATGCTTTCACTTGCCCACTGTAAGACATGATCGTTGTTATCACAGAACATCATAAAGGTCATTTCCCAGCCGCTACGATATCTAGGTTTGCCCAGACCGACATATTTTTGTGGGTTCTTGACCTCGTAGATACCTTGAGCGAATTTGGCCATTACTGTACGATGTTTCGAGCAACTACTTGATTCGGCGTAATAACATTTGTTACGCCGTACATCACTGTCTTATCACTAAATGAATTCAGATAATATGCCATCGTTAAACTAACTTTCATACTATCATGGGCATCGAATGTATCCAATAACTCTAATACATCTACGTTAAGTTCATTAGCAATTCTAAATAAATTCTCAGCATATGCTTTTGCTGTTTTATCGCTTGATGTGAGAGCACGAAAAAATGCCAATACAATCTCATATGTATTAGCACTTACATTTAAGTTCAAATCATAGAACTTGTTGAATACGTTAACTGTTTGATCCGCCATGTTATCTCCTATCAGTTATTTATCGATAGGAGATAACACATTGCTTTATGGTGCTGGCGGCGCTTGAGTATCAGTTGTGTTAGAAGTTTGACTAAATGCTGGGAAATTAAACATATTTTTCACTGTCTGCGGATCACTCAATGCTCCAAGTGCTGCTGTTTTTATCTCACTCTTAGCGGCTGTTAATATCGCATCAGTATTTTTGAATGTTTTAGCCGCCGTGCCTGCTTTTTGTATCGCTCCGATAAGATCCGGAGGTTGCTTTCCTAAATCAGTAATTACGCCATCTAGAGCATCGACTAATCCTCCAGGACCCATGATCGTTTTATTACTACCAGCTTTAGCGATAGGACTCAAGCGTCGATCATAGTACTGATCACTACCAAAACCTTGTACGATGGCATCTGGTTTCTCGCCATTAAGAGCGCCCTCTTGATACGTGACTGTTTCATAGCGAACAGTCATTTTATTTTCCATAGTGCTATTTGATTGATAATAATCGTATGTATCATGCTCGAAACGTTCAATGATAGGATTGACTAATGTATATAGGGAGAAGTTATGCTGATTGAAACCGTAAATTTTAATTGTCTTAAAGAATTGTGGCTTTGGTTGACCGGCTGCTGCTGCTCCGGCACTTGTGCTGGGTTCTCCTAAATAACCCCAGTTCTGTTCTGTATGAATATCAGCATTGTATGTATTTTTTATAGCTGTTGGAATAGGAGCACTTGATGCCGAGTAAGTATCGTTGTAGTAGTAACTATAGTAGTTGTACCAGATTTTTTTAATAGCTCCCAGAGCATCATCATGAAATGATATTTGCACCGGATCATACTTTAATTTAGTCTGCACATAACGTGGACGATTATACTGATTTAACTCAGATAACGTCATTGAATATTTAGGAAGAGAAATATTTTTAACTAGAAGACCTGGCAGCATTTTGTCCGGGAATGCTCCTGGATTTGAACTCACCAGTGTATCATTTATCTCGAAGTATACATGAAATAAGTGCTTTAGTTTAGGAGCGTTGCCGTATCCATTTGTAGTAAATGTCTTACTAGCATGAGTAGGATCACGCAAATAGGGGCTTCCGAAGAAGCCCGCTGCTGCACCTTGAATATACTGTTGAAAGAATCCAGCCATTAGCTATTAGCCAGTGATGCCGCTGCCACTTACACCTTGACCATAAGCAAAGCCTGCTGCACCAATACGAGAGGCTGAACCGTCGTATTGTAGAGCATTGTCGTAACGTACTGTAGCACTGATTGTCACTGCTTCGTTTGTAGCATAGTTTAAAGTGTTGTAGTTTACCGCACTTAGATAGCAACCATATAATTCCCACTCTTCAAGTACTGTTGGTGTTACTGCGCCATTGCCGCCGTCTAAGATTTGAATCTTCATAGTGAACTTGTAATCTATACCAGCAGCAGCACTTGCTTGCTCTTGGAAGTCCATTTGCTTTTGTACTTGATTGCCGATTTGACGAGCTACGTCACCGTTAACGTCATCTCGAACGTTGAAAGTGATTGGTTCCCATGTTGGCTTACCAGCTAGATATACACGACTGTTGTAGATTTCGATTGGAATTTCTGGGAATGATACGTTGGGACGAGTAATATCTATTACTTGTTTTGTTAGGTCTAACGGTGTGTTGTTATTACCAATACCACTAAATAGCACTCGAAAGCGATATTGTAGTTTTGGCATCAAGATACCTTGGCTACTAGCTGCTCCGTCTGAGCCTGGTGATGGGGTTGTCATTGCGTTTAACGCACTAAATGAAGCCATTGTTTATTTCTCCTGTTAATCTTATTTATCTTTAAATGGGAGAGTGGGTTAACCCACTCTCCTAATCACTCTTATAGAGTAGCAATCTCACCTGTATTCAAGATACGAACTGGAATGTAGATAAACTCGACTGCTTTTACTGGCTCGATAGCAATATCAATCCATAGTTCACTTCTGTCAATACGAGCAGCAGTGTTATTACTATCATCACATACTACCAAGTAGTCATATACGCCACGCTTAGCCTTAATATCTGCTAGTAATGTACTAACGATATCTCGCACTTGACTTCTAGTCATACTGTCGTTTGGCTCAAACAAGAACGGACGAACTGCTATTTGTAGGCGATCACGTAAGTAACAGATCAAGCGTGAAACGTTTGTTCTGTCTAATGCTGATTGACTATCGTAACTGTTCTTGTTACCGTAGTTCAATAAGCCGATGTTTTGGAAGTAAGCGATCGGGTTGATGAAGTTAGTGTATTGTACGTCACGTAGAGCTACACGGTTCTTAGTAGTTTGGAACTCACCGCTGGCACCATCGATATAACCGATGTTAGTAGCGTTGTCGATGACGCCACGGCGCTGGCCGGCTGGAGCGAACCATGGGTAAGCAACAGTGTCGTTGTGAATGATTGTACGTAGCATCATATGTGAAGCAGGGACAACAACAGTACTACCAGTTAGGTCAGTAGTGATACCGCTTGGATAGTAGATACCCATATATGTATCACGTGTAACTAGACCGTCTTCGCCGGTGCCGGTTGCGCCAGCAGCATTAGTGGCCCACTTAGTTAACGCATTCGCATCATTTGCTAATCGTAGTGGCGTATCACCGATGATATAAGCAGTTTGATTACGATCATTGTTTAGTGTTACCATGTTAGGTTGTAGTTCTGGGTAACCTGGAGTAGCAATTAAGTTGAAACTTGTTTGCTCTTCACGTAACTCACTGCTTGTATCGATTGCTGTTTTTAGCGCGGCAACTACCATAGCTCGTTGTGCTTTACGACCCATGTATGGACTGCCGTCTGCCTTGTTACCACTAGCACTTACCCATGTATAACTTTGAGCTGGAAGATTAGTGATATTAGTATTATCTGAACCGTTATATACACCGGCATCTGGATATGTACTAGCAGTGAAGTAGTTAGTTGTAAACTTCTTGACATTATATCCACTACGACGAGTATTGAATAGTAATGTGCCTTGTGGATAACTGTCAGCGCTAGGAGCATCTAGATCGATATAGTTACTTGTTAGTAAACTTACTATAGTAGGAATACTGTCAGCCACTGGATCAGTAGCACCGTTTGTTCCCCAACGAGCGTCTTGGAATAAGATACCCTTTTCGGTCAATTGATCCGCGTTATCAATTAGAACCCATTGATCCATACCTCCAACACTTTCCCAACGATAGATTACTGGATAATTTTCTAAATCATTACTATCGATCCACAAGTCGCCGTATACTAAAGCAGTGCCGTCTGTTTGTAGAACTGGCTCAGTGGCAGAGATGATTGGACCTGAACTATTATTAACAGTGTTAGTTCCAGTAGCGTAAGCAATACCTGTTGTATCATACATAGCGTTTAAGTAGCCTACCCATGCCCCGTTGACGTTAACCATAATATCAACTTGATTGACTACTGAGAAGAACCATGGCGTACCGGTCGTAGGATTATTCACAGGCGTTGAAGCAGCCGCAGTAAAATCGAACAACTCCCAACCACTCAACTCTACGGAATAGACAGGTGTCGCTGTGCCAGAATACAGAGATACTGATGTTGCTCCACCTACACCTACACTTTGAGCATTATTAACAGTAGTAACTTTAACCATGTATGACCCACCGGAGATTTCGTCGCCACCGGTAACAGTTACAATATCGCCGATTTGATAGTTAGAACCAGCCGCAGCTACACTAAATGTTGGTGTATATCCAAATGTGATTAAGTTCAATGTTAATCCAGCACCACTACCGCCAGTAGTAGCTAGGGCATTTGCGCCAAAATTTGTATAATTTCGTGCTTTATATGGACCATACTTAGCTCCTAATGTGCCAGTAGAATTGGTAATGTCGAATACATCGAAACCAGCTGTCACTAATGGACTTACTTTAGGAGTCGCTACATAGATACTTGGACTATCATCTAATACAATTACACCGCCTTCGGTATGAGTTAGGACGATACTTCCAGTAACACTGTCTTGAGAGCAAGTGGTGTATGGAATGTTAGTCTTAGACCATGCTGCTATAAAGTCAGCCGCTGTAATTTGACTTGATGTAGTTGGCATCGTAACAACGTATCTGTTGCTACTAGTGGCAGGCACAGCATCAGATGGCAATAATGAATTTGAGCCAGGTTGACTTACTTGTACGTAGAATGATGAACCAGACTCGAAGCCAGTAGGACTACTTACTGTGCCAACGAATACGCTTTCGCCAGTCTGAGCACGATAGAATATTCTAGTAGCACTATCGCGATATTGTGAAGTCTGAATGTAAACAGAATTCAATGCGATTGCTTTGCCGCCTGTAGAATCAAGAGCATTGTTTACTGTCTGATCATTCGCGGCAATAGTAACACTCTTGTTAGAGTACGTTCCTGTGGCTGAACTATACTGACCCATAACAATATTTGTGCCACTATTAACAGAATTTGTTTTAACCCATACACTACCAGTAGGATGTGGATTAGTATCAGTTGATCTCCATAGTGGCTGGGCTGCATTAGTTCCAGCGAATACTTGAGGAGCATAGTAGACTCCAGATGACAAGCCTATGTCACTTAACAAGGTAGAGTCTCCACCAATTCTTAAAGCGCCAGAGTTTGTGGCTAATAACAATCTAATTTTGTTATCTACGTTCTTAGCAGTTACATCAGGAATGTTAGCAGAATTAATACTAGACACGATAGTAGAAATTGATTGACCAGCAGTAAGAGTAACACTCGTTGCTGTTTGTGCTGTTAATGCCTTTGAGTATCCACTTATTGGTCCACTGGCAACGACTTGAGATGAACTTACAGTATATGTACCTGTGCCGCCTGTGCCTGTTCCCAATGCCGTGATATATGTGCCAGCCGCGATAGACTGTGTTGCTGTTCCTGTTCCAGACAGAACAGGTGCACCAGTGGCGGCATCAACCTTGAATATAGTTCCAGGAATAGGTTGACCAATTGCTTGAACACCAGAC